CTTCTCTATTTTATTACAATAATTTCAAAGGGTTATTTAATCAATTTCCTTTCTATTTCCGAAACTATATACATTTTTCCGAAACTCAAATTTTAATCAGCTTATGAAACAAGCTATTTTCCTTTTTTCTCCTTCCAAAAATACCATCCAAAACATCTTACCGCCAACCACGCACACCAGGCAAAAACAGGTCTATTTTGCGCAATCAAACAATCCCTTAACCGCTTATCTGCTTCCGCTCTACTGACTTTTCCGTTTACGCCATAATCACGATCGTGTTGATGACAGCACGAGTTGATATTTTCAGGGGCATTTTTCAGCCCCGTGCAATAGTATTTCTTTTTGGGCATTATTTAGCTTCCGGATCGTCTTTTACTTTGCCACCGGCAAACATATAAGGATTTACATAGCCGGCGTATGTTTCAGGTACAAAGTCGTCCGGTTGCGCTTTGATTAATTCGCTCAACGCCCATTGATACGGGATTTGATCCCATGCCGGCACGGCTTGAATAGTAAAGGTATTAACGGAGAGATGTTCTTTCCCTTCGTCTTTTTTCTCTTTCGATACATAAGAGCCGATTGTCACAAATGTACTGCCATTGACATAGTCAACTTGTAAACCGGTTACTACGTGATGATTTGCTAACGCACCTGTGCGTTGTTCTTCGATTTGTTTTTCGATAAATTTCATAATTTTGTCCTCTTTAAAATTAATAACCCGTTACATCAACTACTAATGCGTTAAAGAACATTGCATGCGAGTTGTAAGTCATCCCTGTTTTATATAAACCTGAGTAATAATACTTACAAAATCCAAATTCAATCGTATTACCACTTACTCTTACTGATCGTGAATCAGAATAACCATTGTTATAGTTAATAGCGAAATTAAATCCGAAATTAGATAGTACTACACCATATTGTTTATTATTCTCCCCTACAAATTGAAACACCCCCTTTGATACATTTAAATCTACACTACTGATCGGTCTTAAAAATTTATGATTTGAAGAAAATACAACATCACCACGAGTGTTATATACTTCAATACCATAACCACCACTTTTGGGTACATTCGTGCTAAAAATAAGAAAATCAACAAAAGAAGCAGTTTCGGTAGCGATGGTCGCTATTCCGTTTTCTTGAGAGAGTAAACAGACTTGCCCATCAGAAAGCTGAATCACCGCAATTTCATTCTGTGCTACATTTATCTGAGTTATCTTATTTGAGAAATTAGCTCTTCCTTTTCGTTGCAATGATAGGCTTTTAAAATTCTCATTAATCATAAAAGTTGATAATCCATAACTCATATTAATAAGCTCCGTAGGTTATTTGAATGTAATCTGAATCATCCGCTGGTAAATTCCACGGAAATAAACAAACGACTTCTCCAGAAATCGTAGCCCCACTCACGGAAACATGCTGTAAATGAATTAAGTTAGGAATATTAGTGCGATAAGCAGTAGGCTGCTTACGATATGTTGAACTTAAAATTGTTACAATAAAGAAAAGATTTCCCTCATATCTTTCAGTAACAGTAAAAGAAAACTTTCCATATTTGATATATCGTGTACCAATATATTTAAACAATTTTTCATCTGTATTAAATGTTATATTCCCGACGTTATCAAATGTTTGAATGCCTTGCACATCTCCCCCTTCCTGATATATTTTTTTTCTTTTATTGTATAAACGTAAAAGAAAAAGCAGCCCCAAGGCTGCTGTAAATATCAATAATAAAATAATGTTCATCATGATAGCTTTCCTATTTTTACTCTTGGTTTACCCCATTCATCGTAAACAATAATGGCATCATTATTCATTACCATACCAACATTTCCTGAGTTTGAACGCATTTCGACTTGTCCCGAATTTGACACTTTAAAACGATTACTGATATTTAAACTCCCTCCCTCAATCATTGGAGCTGTGATTCGCTGATTCGCCATAATATGATCACCACGAATCGTATTTGCGATAATACTACCTCCGTGGACTGGACCAGCTCCGGCATTTGACCAAGGGCTAGGCTCGGTACTGCTAGTGCTACACTCTTCAAGCATTGCGTTGGCAACCTTGATTGTGCTAGAGCGCTGAATATCAGCCATTCTTACAACAAGTGCAACAATGCCGGATTGCGGCGCCGTAAAAAACACTGATTTGCGAGTTCGAGAATCGATATTGCCTGTTTTTTCTTCCATTGCGCCAGACTGCGAATAACCTGATATGTTACGTCCAAATTTGCCAGAATAGGCAAAATCTTTAACCCAGTTATCAGTTGCGTCCCACTCCTGAATCATAAGCTCGCCAGTGCAAGACCACGCATCAACATAAGCTGAAAAGCAATAACGCTGACCGGGTATCACACTCACTTTCTGCGCTGCAACTTGCCACCAGCTACTAACAGATTGATTCGCTGTTACTTCGGAGATGAGGACAGCGCCAGAACTAACTAATCCAGCAAATGATTGACTTGTGCGTCTTGTGAGTTTTGTAACCAATGGTTCAAGAGATCCGTTACCTTTATTATCATACCAAGAGTGAGCATCATTTGAAAAAATAGGATTTTGTAACAAATTAGCACCGCTTCCGCTGCTTAACTTGTCATGTGTTACGCTACCTGCAACAAATAAATCTCCACGAATCCCAACTTGACCATCGGCAACGCTAAACACTGGCTTAACTTTACCATCATTCGCATTAGCAACAATGCCGAATTTATCGGCCATAACAATGACCGATGATTCTGTTGTTACGCCATCCGACTCAGCCCCCAAAGCAATACCGGCGATAGCATTCTACCACCATTAATCACTTGCGTTTTTAGCGTATGCGTAGCAGATAACTTACCGCTGACATCCGATACCGCTTTACTCACTTGTGATACTTGCGATTTAGCATCATTAACCGATGCTGTGACAGTATCAATACGTGAGCCTAGTGCTTGATTCGCCGTTGTTAGCGTTTGCTGGACACTATCAACTTTTGATGAGATGGAGTTAATAGCACTATCTGCATCCTCCGGAGCTGGCGTCCAGTCAGTTGCAACCGTGCCAAGTTCAAGTTTGATCCGCTCGATGATATTAGTTGATGTGTCGCCATTTGGATAAAAGTACACATTCAAGTGCGTATCATTCGGAGTGACTTCCAAGCTGCCTCGCATTGGTTTTCGCCATACTGCCTTGCCTTGATAAACACCCTCTCGAATTTTGACGAGTTTTGTTAATTCGCTAAATCCTTGAGAGTTATAAACACCAATCCCCGACCGGGTTTCGCCCAAATCACCCCATAGCGTTACTACAAAATCATCACCAACTTGTGGCGCTGTTGATAGCTCGTATCTTGTGCTATATCTATTGCTTTCGTACCTTACGTTGCTATTTTTAATTAAGTTACGACCGCCTACTTTTAGCGCATCCACTTTAGCCTGCGCATCCGATTGCCAAACTGCTTGTAAAGACTGTTGAGCTAAACTAGCGACTTCAGTTTTGCTCGCTTTCGTGGACTGAATGTTGCTAATGCTTGATTCGGCACTTGCAACACGGCTTGTCACTGATGTGATTTGGTCTGCGTTTGATTTGTCAGCTTCCGCTCGAGCGGTCTGCTCTTGTGTGATTTTTGCATTTAGATCAGTCTGCGCTTTTGTTAAATTCGCACTGAGCTGATTTAATTGCGTAGCAGTCGATGACTGATTGTCGGATACTGCTTTTTCAACTCGAGATATTCCGCCTTCGGCGTTCGCTAAGCGAGTATTCAGCCCGCCAATCTGCTGAGCGGCTGCTTGCTCTTTCGTGGCTTGTGTTTGCTTGTAACTCGTCAAGTCTGCCGATACCGCACTAATAGCACTATCAGCATCCTCCGGTGCAGGTGTCCAGTCGGTGGCTACTGTGCCAAGCTCAAGTTTGGCATTGTAATACGTTGCGGCACCAGTTGCAGATCCATTCCAAGAGCCACTATTTGCGTATACAGCAATAGATGTTTTACTTGGTGATGAGGGTGGTGCGAATTTTACTAACACCTTACCATCAACAATTGGTACATCTTGTCGTTGTTCAAGTGTGCCATTGATATTGCTCTTATCAAATAAGGCAACAGTCACTTTATTACCATTGTTGCCGAGCAAGTCTTTAACTTGCGCACTAAAAACTGCTGGCGATACTAACTCTGATAGTAATGAGTGATAAGCTTTGTAACGGTTTGCTGGAGCATTAACAACCAAATCATCAGCAGATTTGAGTAAATAATTACGACCACCAACGCTTAAACCATCGAGCTTAGAATTAAGATTCTGACTAACCTCCGCAATGCTATTGTTAGCGGTCGCAATGCTTTGGCGAACCTCTGCGATTCCACTCTCTGCACTCGCAACACGGCTTGTGAGAGCATTTCTTGCTTGTGCTTCCGCTTTGTCAGCGTTAGCACGAGCGGTCTTTTCCTCTTGTAAACCAGCAATCGCTTGATCTGCTTTTGCGGTTACTGTAGTGATAAGCTGCGCTTGTTGTGCGTCAGTTTGTTGTAACTGAGTTACCGCAGTACCACGAGCATTTGCTTCATCTTGGATTTTTTTCGTTAGATTTGCGCTTTCAGCTTGGATTGCTTTAGTGCGATTGTTGGTTTCCGCCGTAATCGCAGCAGTACGTGCTTTCGCTTCGTCCTGTAATGCTTTTACTCTTGCTTGAGTTTCCGCCAAGATTTGAGCTAACGCATTTGCTACTGCTCCTTGTCTTTCCTTGCTTTCTCCGCCTACCGCTTCGTCAATATCTGCTTTGAGCGATTCAATCAGCGATTTACCTAAGTGCGACTGAGTGATTTTACCCTCAAGCGCATTAACAAGATTTTCCGTATTATGATCAGCCTCACCAAATACGCCATCGGTAAATTCGCCTTTGTTGCCCACTTTGTCACCACAACGAGCGAAAAAGTAGTAACTTTCATTCAGGCTCACGCCGTTGATTGTGTAATTATTTTGCGGATACGGCAAAGTTGCAACTTTAACCGCTTTTGACACGTCATTTTCCGACGCTCGCCACAATTCAGTATAATTACCGACCGTTGCCGTTTTCGGTAAATCCCAATCTAATTCAATCGCAAATAATAACGATTTGGTGACAAAACGAGGGATTCTTAAATTAATCTCAAACGTACGAGTAATCGGATCGGATAGTTGTCCTCGCTCGTTCTTGGCACGAATTTCAACCGTGTAAGAGCCGTCCGGCAAGTTTGAAAACGTAAGCTTAGTATCGGTCACATCAACTAACTGTCGATATAGTTCGCCGTTGCGATATAACTTAACTTGATACTTGACCGCCGTTGTTGTGTTAGCCGCATAATCAAATGTAATTTCTACGCCGTTTTCAGAGAGTGACACGTCAGCATTGCTTACTTTTTGCAATCCACCACTTAACAAACTAGTTGATACTGGTTCAAATGATGCGCCGTTATCAACAATCGCTTCTTTCTGCGGTTCGTGTTGCAATGCGGTGATTGTGTATGTGCCGTCCTCTTCGGTGATCGTCATACAACGATATAAGCGAGATGTTACCTTTTGACTTGAAATAGAGTACACATCATATTCTTTCAAGCCTACCGGAGCGGTTTCAAGCGTGAGCTTCGAACCGTTTATTTTGGTAATTTTGATTGAGGCGTGCTTCGCTTCGGCGTTGATATAACTAAAATAGCTATTTGCCGGTAGCGTAATTTCACGATCGACCGTTACTACCTTGCCACTTACTGACAACACTCGTCCGCCAAGATTTGTGCCAGCGAAATGGTTGTCCGTTACTCGGATAATATCGCCAGGGATGTGCATCAAACCTTCCGAACCGACACTAAATGTCACGGTTTCAGTTTCGAGCTTTTCTGTTTCTAAAATCCATCGACCGGTACGGTGTGCTTGACCACGACTGGTGCAACCAAAAGCGGTCACTTTTAGAAGATTAAAGCCATTTTTTCGAATTAAGTCGTTGTCCGAAACGTACTCAATCGCCGACTGATAAGCGTTATCCTTGTCTTTATACTCCACCTGAATTGCATTGTGGCGAGACTTTTTCGCCGAATACTGGCGTGAGAACTCGCCATTAATCACGTTTGCATTTGTGTACGTCCAAACCGGATCAGCCGGTCGGTCAATGATAAATGTCATTTCCGTACCGTTCCACACTGGGATTCCTCGGAAAATGGAGCATAAATCAGAGATAACATCATAAGCCGAACGTTGCTCGGTCATCCAAATGTTACACGTAAACCGTGGCTCCATGTTGCCGTAGCCGTCCGGTACAAGCTGATCGCAATATTGCGCAATACTGTACAATGCCCACTTATCTACGCCAAAATCGCCTAAACGCTCTCCTAATCCGTAACGCTTATTCGTTAAAATATCGAACAAAACCCAAGCCGGATTATTCGTCCACGCAATCTTAAACGTACCATCCCACAAACCGGTATATTTACGGGTCATCGGGTCATAATTGCTTGGGACTTTGACTTTAATTCCGTACACCTCGTATGTTCTTGTTGGGATATTACTATGCGTTTCGGAGTCAAATTTAATACCGACATAAGCGGTATTGGGATGGGCAAAATCTGTATCGATGATCTCGGTGTAGCTAGCCCACACAGTTTTATTCTGCAAGCGTTGGCTTGATGAATCCGCGGTTATTCGCTCAACTTTGATGTTAAACGGTACAGGTGGTAAATTATCAACAACTAATGCACGCAAATACTGTGAACTATATTTGCCATTGATATTTAAATTGTAAGTTGCGTTGCCAACCGTAATTTTAAAATCTACCGACGCACCGTTTGTGTCACCGTTATCCTCTTGTCTAAAGAGCGATTGAACACCAAGCGTTAATCGTAACCGTGTTACGTTTGCATCAGTCACGGTACGAGTGAGAGGCGTTGTTTTCTTAACTTCTGCGCTAACTGCAATTTCTTTTTCTGTCGTATCAAAATCAGACATCACGTCCTGATCTTGTGTTCCGGTTCGACCTTCGGATTGCACATTAGTAAAATTGTATGAGCCATCAGAATTTTGAATCGGCGTATTATCGAGATAGATAGATTTCAATCCATCAACTAAACCGCCGATCTCACCCTCAGAAATTATTTCAACGATTTTTACTCGCTGCGCACTACGTCCTGATTCCGGTGCTTCTACCGGTGTATGAGAGCTTCCGCCTGAGCTACCACCCATAATTACCCCTTATTCAGCTATAAAAAACCGCTCGTAATGAGCGGTCTTATTTATTTCCTAATGCTCTTCGTTTCTTCTTTTCGATTTCTGCTTTCTGCATTTCTGCGTCGTACGTCTCAACACCTTGCGACACAATCATCGATCCGCACATAATGCGTCCGTATGACAACGGTACAACTTGACCCTGTGCGCTCATATTTTGAATACCACTGAAAGCTGTAGATGATTTTTTATCTTTATCATTAAGTCCGCCAGACATCGAGGGAGTTTTCGTTAGCATTTGAGCAACGCCGCCAAGAATCATGCAGCACCCATGCTCCCATCATAGTGGCGCCCGACCCCCATGCAGCCAAAGATGCGCCGCCAGTCCAAAAGGCAGCGGCGACCATCACAACACCTAAAACAGCCTGAAAAACACCTGCCTTTTTCGCACCCGTCAAAACTGGCGTAAAATGCACTGTCATGCCGTCTTTTAATTTGTAAAACAAGCCTTTATCTAAGTATCGATTGTCTAAATATTCTTTACCAATTCGAACTTTATAAAAGCCTTGCTGAAGATGCTGCCGGAAACCTTTGATTTGATGACACAAGGCACGAAGCACTTCGGCAGCATCTTTACAATCTAGCTCAAACTGCGAGCCAAATTGTTTAAGGCTGCCGTAAAATCTAACTGTGACCATTGTTTGTATCTCCAAATGCTATGTGTGTGCTTAAACCAGTATCCGTCGTATAAGTCACGCTTACTTAATCGGTTTGGACTATGATGCAATACCATCTGATTGCCGATATAAATTCCGGCGTGATTCGGCACGCTAGCGCCAACTTGCATCAAAATGACATCACCGACTTGCAATTCGGCATCTTCTAACAATCGCTCAAAACCTTGTCCTTCGATGTTTTCTAAATACAGATTTTCGCCATTCTCCCACCAGTAATCTTTACGCTCAAAATCGTCCATATCCAAGCCGGCCAGATAGTAAAAATCTTTATAAATTGAGTAGCAATCCGTTGTGCCGTGGATAAACTCACGACCGATAAGCGGTTGAATTTTCGGAAAAATATACAATTCTCTGTCACAGACAAGCCACCAATCAAGCTGTGATAAATCTTGCATTTGGCGATCTGCAATTGATAAAACCGGTTCGCCATTCGGGTGTGAGTGGACAATCGCTACAATCTCACCTAAAGACTCTGCCTGAATATAGGCTTCGGGCGCAATCTCGAAAAATCTTTCAGGATCGTCCGCCACGTTCTCACACGGGTAGTAAAAAAATTCGTCTTGCCCGGAAACGACAAAACCGCAAGATTCTTGCGGTTCTGATTTTTTTGCATGAGCGAGGATTTCTATTTTTAGCTGTGCGGTAATCATAATTTATCCCAATTTATTAACAGCAATAAAACCACCATAATTACGCTGATTGTTGCGTAGCTGACATCCACGCAAGCAACCGGAGCACTTATCCTTTTTAATATCGCTTGTTGGTTGGTCTTTTTCGTCCGCTACCGCTCCGCCGGTATAACCACATTCCGAGGAGCGGTACACCCACGAGCAAGTCACAAGAATTGTGCGCTTATTAATAACGGCGTTATCGGTCTCGGTCGGCAGCGCCAACGTAAACGTTGCAATATCACGGGTTAGCTGGCTTAATTGCTCAATCACAAAATACTCTAACCGCTCTTGTTGCGGATCTGCTTTCGGATTACCGCCTTCAAAATTGACTGCATCCAAGTATTCGGCATAGACTTTGCGCCTTGTTACTTTTGCACCAAGGCACTGATCGAAATTATTCGACAATCCGGTAACAAAGCCATCAAAATTCACAATAGATAACGTCGGACGGTTGCTTGCGCCTTGACCAGACATCTCAAATCCATCTGCTTTAATGCCGTACGGATTGTAAGTGTTACCCTGCCACACAATCGGCTGATTTAGCTCATTTGTACCAGCATAAAAGCGGTAAAGCTCGCCTTTTGCACCGTCCGCACCGGTTAGCCCTCGCATATCCACTTCAAACAAATCTAAGATTGCTGCTTGTTCAAGTTTGGCGAGTTCGAGTTTTAATTTTGGCGTAATTGTACTCATAGCGTTTCCGTCAATGTTAAATTAAACAAATCGTAAGCTGGATGTTCAACTTTGCTCCACGTTTTACACACCACTTTTAGCTTTTCTTTTGTTTTAGGCTCAACAAAATAAAAAGGTGTTACGCCTTTTTTACTTTTCAAAAACTGTGATAACTGCTTTGATTTGTCCGCATCCGCCAAAATAACGGTTGCACCAAATTCAGTTAAAACATTGTTTAAGCCTTGTGGTCTGCGTTGTACATAGCCATCACCAAAATCCACTTCCACGATTTTAGGTGTGTAATTCTTCGTTCGTCCGACTTGCACCGGAAAATCAAAAGTATCCATTCATTACCTGCCTGATAACATTCCACCCGGACGCATTTGTGCAGTCAATTGTTGCTTAACAGTCGCCTCAATAGCTTTTGCCAAGCCTTTTGCTAACTGCTGATCATCCCCTCGACTTTCTTTGTCGCCGAAATGGTTAGTCTGATTAATTACAACCGAAACAGAACCGCCACCGCCTCCGGAACCTTCGCCCATTGCATCTTTATTACTAAATACTCGACCTGAACTCCCCGGAATCATATATTGCATACCGTTGCTAGCTTTATAAAGTTCCGGCTGGTTATTTTCGCCAACCCGATACATTTTATTAGCGGATACTGCGCCACCTAGTTTTCTGCCTGGTGCTGCTAACGTTTGCACCGCTGCCGCTGCTACTGCCGCCATACCAGCTTGAGCTGGCCCAGCGTTTGCGCCATTCGTAGCCAGAGATACCATCGAGGCAGCAGGCGCCCACGCTTGAGCAATTGTCGCCGCTTGTGCAATGCTTGATGAGGTTACTGCCGCTGATGCTGCTTCACCCATGATCATGCTTTTAACTTGCGCCATCCCCATTTCGACAATACTTTGAATCACGCTGTTTAAAATCGTATTGGATATGCCTAGCAACGAATCTTTTAATGATTGCGTACCCATCAATAAGCCAGAAATTGAGCTTGAGGCACTATTCATTACTGCGTCCACCGCGTCACCAAAAATCTGCGTAGCGGCGGAAGCCTGCTTCCACTCTTCCCATTGCGCCGCAATTCGCTGTTGGCGGTATTGCTCCTCAATTTGGCTTCGCATTTGCTCCGCTTCGGTGATCGCTTGCGTGTAAACTACTTTCGCTTGTTCTAAATCCTGCATCTGCTTCTCTTTGTTTACAGACATTGGTGAGGATTGCACAGTCGAGATTTGGCTATTAATTTTTGCAAGCTGATTCTGATATGCCGTTACCGCCTCATCAATCGTGGCTGAATTTTTCGCAAAATCCATATCTACTTTTAAAGTTGGGCTAAGATTACCGGCTAATTCATTCATATTTGCCATGGCGGTGCCGACATCATAAATCGCACCGGCTAATTCTTGAGCTTGTCGCTTCTGTTCTTCGGTAGCATTTGCACCCAGTTTCAAGGCATTAATATTTACCGCTGCCGCTCGCCCGTAGCCGTTCTGTGCTTCGGTAACTTTTCTGTATTCTTCCGCTAAAGCTCGCAAGCGTTCTTTTGTTTTTTCCTGCTCGCTTGCTTCCTTCTTGGCGGCTTGTTCCGCTTCTCGCTGCGCTTTCTTAGCTGCTGCTTCTTGCTCTCTTCGAGCTTTATTTGCCGCTTTGTTCGCTTCGGATATCGCTTTTTTCTTCGCCGCTTCCGCTTGTTTTACTTGTTCTTTTTCTTTTGCAATTGCCGCTATTTCATCGTGTTTAGCATTGATCGCATTAATAACCGCTTGAGTCGCTCCTTCTTGTTGAGCCTTATAAATTTCTTGCTCACGTGCACTCATTCGCAGCATTTTGGTTTCTTCGTGGATTTTGGATATTTTCCCAGCCAATTCCGTACCGGCTGCTTTAACTCGGGTTATTAAACCTTGTATACTGCCATTAGCAAAAAAATCAGAAGCCTGCCCCGCCAATCCCATTGCACTTGCTAAGTTACCAGCCAATACCGCAGCTTGTTGCATAGTGGCGTTGAGCCTAACTAAATCGCTATCCGCATGTTGATATTTTTCAGCTAATTCAGCCGTTACATTTGCCAATGCGAGAGTGGTTGCCGGACTTGGGTTGTTCGCCATTTCATTCATGGCTTCAAGTAAGTTCCCCGCCTCGTCTTTTGCAATACCGTATTTACTCGCCAGCTCTAGCGTTACCTCTTGCAGATTCATAAGTTCGCCGGCAGTTAATCGACCTGTATCACCAGTTCCTTGCAAGGCATCATTGAGATTTAATCCTTCTGCTGATAGTTTGCTAATAGATTCTCTTGCAATGTCAAAACTATTATCAAGATCTTGACCGATTACCCCTGCGGCAGTATTAGCAAAACCATTAAATTCTTCAGAAACCTTTTCTACCTCAGCTTTCAGTCCTTTCATGGCTTCTGATGCTTCAAGTGCCATCAATGCTAGTTTTGACTGATAAAGCTGATTATTGGTGTCTTTCAGCTTAATCATTTCTTCGTTCAGTTTTGCCGTGCCATCAGCCGAAAACTCAAAAGATTCTTGCAATCTCTTTACTGTTTCATTAACAGCATCCAACTGTTCTTTTGCGTCTTTTGTTTCTCCTCCAAGTGATGACATAGCCGCGAACACGGTTAAAGCCGCACCGGCAATCGCACCAAGTGGACCAAATAGCGAAAGAATCTGCGGGCCTTGTTGTCCAAGAATACGGATGGCGGACGTTCCCATTTCTGCCTGTACCGCCATATCTTGAATCTGGTAACCCACACCACGAATAGCTTCTTTCGCTCCACGCATAGAGGATATAGCACTTTTAACCGCTTGTGCTGTTTTTGACGTTTGTGTTTCGAGCTTTTTAAAACCGCCTTGAGCTGTATTAGCGGCGGAATTAATATTCTCCATCTCGTTATTAAGACGCTTACTGTTATTGACCAAGCTCGCAATATCAAGATCAGCTTGAATTAAAATTTCTCCGGCGTTCGCCATAAATCCCCCAATAAAAAACCGCCTGTATTTCTACAAGCGGTCGGATTTGATTAAAATCTTACAAAATTAAGCTGTTGCTTTTCTTAGCCTTGCATTGGCATAATTAATTTCGGCTTTTTCTCGGCGGTATTTCTCGATCAGTTTCTCGCCTTCGTCCAGCCAATAGTTAAATTCTGATCTCACATCATAAGCCATTGCGGCAATATCATTTTTATACCAGCGGTCAATGCCCATCATTTCTTGTAGCTGGCGGTGGAACGGTTCAACATTATCCGCCAATCGGCGAGCTATACGAGTATGGTGCATGATGGCACTGAAAATATCTGCAGGAATTTGAATCATATCTTCTGCTTTCTTTGGTTCGTCGATAATCAATTCGCCTTCTAAGCAAAGTCTATGGACATATTCAACCGCTTGCGGCAATTGCTCTTTACGTAAATCTTCAATCGACTGAACATTAAAACGCTGATGGATAAAATGGTATGCATCGGAATAAATCAATCCTCTTTTGCTGACCAACATATTAACTGCATCTCGTAAACCGGTGCGGTCATCGACTGTTGTTTTGCGTTCGGCTTTGCCGTTGTGCCAGTAGTTGTAAAGTGCCTCAAAACATTCTTCTTGGTACTGGATTACTTTTTCACGTAGATCCGCTCGCACTTTTTCAGGATTGATACTGAATAACCAGCCGTTAAGTTTTTTGAGGGGCATACAGAGCATTTGGCGAATTTTGCCGTCTTTGGCAACCATAGAGATATCTCTACAGTTGAATTTATCGCTTGATTTGCTTAGTTTTTGTTGCTGTCCGCCCCAGTCTAAGCCCATAGCTTCAACGATAGGTTTTACTGCAGTATAAATAACATCTTCAACTTTTAAAGTAATAAGATCTGAACCGTAGAAAGAGATTGTTTGAGTTGCGATTTGATTAGTCATAATTGACTCCTTTTGGTTTTTTTTCGAAGTTTAAATTCCCTAATTCATAGGGTGCCGAGAGGTTCGAAAACCGCCAAAAGTCGGTCGGGATTATTCCCCCGAAGGGTATTGCATTCTCCGCCCTCTCGACATTGAGTTTTGCCAATCTATTTCTAATGGCGGGAAATAGTAATAAAAAAGCCCCTTGAGGTCAAGAGGCTTGGAAAGTTTTAATAAGAACTATTTTTTGCCTGAAAATGCTTCATAGATACCGCCGGTATCATCTGCAACATATCCTAAGACTTCTTCCGCATTAGGCCCCATGAATTTACCGCCATAAGCAGAATGGACATCATTGCCTTCAACTTTAGCTTTTGCTACACCGGCAAAATGAACTTCTTCCCCATTTTGAGCAATTTGTCTAATACCGGTTTCTAGTAGTTCAAGATTGAACAATGATTTACCATTAGAGAGTAACTTGCGATCAGTAATTTCGCCACTTACTTTTTTATTCGCAAAGTCAGCATCTAAAGATAATTTCCCTTCACTATTAGCGCCAAATGATACGCCTGAATAGTGGTATGCTCCTGCAGTTGGCAAATCCTTAAATTTAGTTGCTAAACCAAACTCTCCTACGTCATCTTCTGATGCTCTTTCATCAATAACACGTCCGTATTGATCAGTTTTAACATCTTTAGGCAACGCATAACCAATAGCAGAATACGTCTGATTATAGACCTTACCTTTTATACCGTTGCCTAAATCTTTTTCAACAAATCCTACTTTTTCTGAAGCTAAATCAATCATGACTCCATCAACATTGATTTGTTTTAAGGCTTTCACTTGCTCTTTTAAATCATCTCTAACACCGTCCAAAGATTTTGGCGCAACAACCGGCGCTGGTGTTGGTTTAACCGAGTTAGTTGTGTTTGCGGATGAAGAACCACCGCCACCACTACCGCAAGCAGTTAAAACTAGACCCAAAGCACTAACTAATAATAATTTTTTCATTTGCATATCCTCTATTAAGACCTTTGCTTATCTTACAAAATTCATCGAGAAACACAAATAAAATAATGTGAGATGCCTCACAATTTAGCCTTTCCTCTCCTCATAAGCCCTCATTAGCTCGTCATATTCGCTCTCGCTAAACACCGCTTTTGGTGCTTGTTTCTTCGGTATTTTAGACTTAATCATTTCTTGGAGTTCAGTCATTGTCAGACTCTCCGCTTCTTCTCGGCTGATACCAAACATTGTACGAGCAAGACTGATATATTCGATAACATTAAATTCTGGAGAGTAATCGTCATTATTTGATTTATTCTCGCCTTCTTGATTTAAATCAAGTTTACAACAGCCAATCACCCCGTGTTCTAACAATCTGCGAGCAATCGCAATAATTACTTTTGGCGATAACGCACCGCTCTTGTATCGCACGCCCTTAGCGGTTGGCGTAAAATTGCCGATCAAGTCTGTGCAATCCATATCGCAGCACGCTTGTACAACATTCATCGCTTCCAATAGAATTCGGCGACCGAACACAGGCGACCGTAAAACACTTAAAAAATAAGCCTGATGAAAAAGCGATTTGTCTTTAATTGCTTCGGCATAATCCAGTATGTTTTGCAAATTCACAATACCGTAAATTTCGACAATTTCAGACGGATTACCTATTTTGTAAATATTCTTTAATGTCGGTTTAAACCAATAATCTACGCCATTATGCGTGATCACGATTTCGCCGATTTCTAAGATGGGTTGTTGCATAAAAAGCCCTGATATTCAGGGCCTCCGATATTATTTAACAGTAATGGATAACGTAGATGATTCACCAACACCAAAGCCAACCGAGAACGTTACTAAGTCGTTCGTAGGTGCTTCTGTGCTTAATTCGGTAATCACTAATTTACCTTCAACCACGATTGAGCCATAATTCAAACGCACCCATACACGAGGCTGTTTACGTGCTGTAATCGCTTTCACGTATAAATCAACCAAGGCATTAATACCGATTTCGGTTGTTTTATCTTTCTTGCGAAATTCGCCTTCGCCGCTTAAGCTAAACTCAGAGTTAGTTACAAGCGTTTCCGGAAAACCGCCTTCGTCGTCTGCTTCTGATGTAACGGTATTCGGCTTAAAGTCAAATGCCTTGGTACGCATTGCGCCTGCTGGTTTCCAGTCGCTGTCAATCGGCTTAGTATTTTCTCCCGCCGCCGGCGTAATACAATACTCAAGCACGACGGAGCGTCCTACCATTTTACTGGTATCATTTGTGGCTGGTGATGTTTGTGCCGCCATAATGTTTCCTTATTTGTTGTAGATAATTCTTAAATCTAAACGCAAGATCATGCGGTTATCCGTAGTAAAAACAGGTTGCGATATGCCACCTTGACTTTCGATATAACCCCATTCTTGCACCGAGTTTGCGAGTAAGTAATCAATAATTTCAATCGCTCTTGCTTCGATTTTGTAGCCAGTGGATTTACTGGAGATTAAGCTAATTCGTAGATTATGTTCACTGCCTAAATCCGCCACCATTGCTTGCCCGCCGTTTGGTTGAATAACGATGTAAGGCGTGTCTTTGCCGGTATCTCGCCACTCATAAAGCTGGAGCGTGTAATCAGTAGTTAAACTGGCATCCACCAATAAATCTTTAACCGCTTTAACGAAAGAAATCATAGTCCGAACTCCTGCTTAATAATGGCATTAATAGTGTCTTTAGACTCTGCCAAAGCAGATGTTAAAAACTCTTTCTTAGCGGTTGGTTTGGTAAAGTTTTGTTTGATATTTGGATCGTGAACATAAGCCGCATACTTAGCTGAGTACCCCACCGTGCCAGTAATACGTGTACCACTCGAACTGATAGACGTGTATTGACTATTAATCAAAGTAGAGGTATCAACCGGCGTATATTTGGCGGCTAATATTGCAATTTCTGATGTGATTCGGAGCATTGCTCTTACTGATTTAGTCGCTTGTATCTCACCTACAATCTCCGCCAAGTTTTGCTGTACTTGCTTAAGACCTTTAACCTTTACCGCCATTCTTACCGCCTGTGATAATTGCGTAATCGTCTTTCGACCGGTTAAAAGTATCCGCATATTGAAGTACGTTAATCACCTCATCAGCACCAACAGTAAACGGGCTAGGTTCGTTTGATTCGCCGATTAAGATATAATCACCTACACTCGCAAGTGAATACTCTGTCCAAATCGTAAAGCCTTTTACTTGCTCTCGTCCGATATCGTGTTTTGCAAAAGCAAGGTTTGAGCCATAATCGCAATCAATAATAAACGGTGGTTCGAAAGTTTGAATTCCGTCATCATCAACGCCATTTGAGCGCCAAATCGTAGCTTTTGCCGTATAAGACCAATTCGCCAAACTAGACATAATTAACCCACCACGTCAAAAAAGCCTACCGCCGACACAGCAATACCAAGACTTCCGGTACAACCCATAACATCTAATGCTTGCAGCGATTCAAGCAACTGTTTAGAGCTATCATCGTTATAAGCATAAGATTGACTTGCACCACTTGGAGCGGTTTGAGACGATATTTTTCGCCCCCCTTGAGCTTCCGCCAGCAAGGTTGCCGCATACAAAGTAATTAATTTTCTGTCTGCGTCGCTGTAATGCTTGGATAGCAATCTTGGATAGATTCGAGTTTTTCCAAGATTATGCCTAGTACAACCTCAGGCACAGACAAACCACGATCAGCGATAAACTTAGCAATATCCGATTGTGTTAATTCGCTCATATTAATTACTCTTGGCTTTTATTTTTGCCCTTGCCTTGCTTAGAGTCACCGTTGTCTTGATTATTGTGTAACTCACCTTGAGATTCGGCAACAACCTCACAACGATCGACAAACGCCGCCGGCATAACTTCAAGCGTTAATACCGTACCGATGGGCAACTCTTGGAACTCACCATTAAGCGAGCCAAAGCAACCTTTTTTAGTGATTTTTACCTGCACCATGTTTTCACCTTGCAATAAAAAAGGGCTTTTCAGCCCTTATTAAAATTAGTCGCCTTTGAAGTTAAATACTTTGGATTTACCTGCAAAGTCACGCTTGATTTGTAAACCGAACGCCGACCATACGAGTGTTTCGTAGTTGTCGTGCGGATTTACACGTGGATTCATGAATGAGCCAACCGGTGCGGCGATACGAGTTTTAATAAACTGCGAATTACGCACATAGCCGATCATGTGATTACCGCTTAATGCGTGAGTTTCGTTGATTGACTCAATGCGAGCATAACGCAATACGTAGTCTTTAATCGTGCCTTCTTTAAATCCTGCTGATTGCGAGTAAGGGCGGTCAAAGTTACGCATGATTTCAGGCGACACCCAAAGTTTGACTTTTTCGGTTGTGTTGTTGTCTGACAAGACTTTTGCAAATTCGCCAACGAAAAACGCTACAACCTTATCCGCATCCGCTTTGGTTAAGTCGATGTTCGCACCGCCAGTACCTAGCGAAACTTGGTTTGTGTTTTCGTGGTTAGTGATACCTTTTGCAGAGTAGCCTTTTACAACAATACCGTTATCTCCATTTAGCACATAATTCGCCATATCACGACGTAACGCCGCTACGTGCGCTTCTTGGTCGTCCGCCATGGCATCTAGGTTCTCAGTCAGCATACCTGACCATTCACGCCACTCACGAGCATATCCGGTTTTGAAAATCGGAATCGGATCGCCGTATTCGTCATAGATTACTTTATCTAATGTATCCGGACTTTGACCGCTCATTGAGCGAGTTACTTTACCAGCATCACTTGACACACGATACATCGCTACGGTTTTGCCGATTGAGATTGATTGGCCCAAGCCAAGTAAATCATCAAGCAAGCCGTTACCTTCGTCATTGCGGAATACACGAGTGGTAATGCTATCCACTTCACGCCAGTAATCAGATGATACCAACGCTGCTTGGTTAGCTTCCATTGCGCCATACTTCTGTGCGATTTCTTGCTGATTCACGTTAAATGCGTGACGTTGTTGTAGTAACTGATTCCAAGCTTGCTGCACTTGCATTGAGTTTGCAATCAAGTTTTTATTAAAAATAATACGTTCCATTTAATCCCCTTAGATTTTACGGACTTTCACTAACTCAGCACCGTCACCGGCAACAGTATGAGCTTCACGAGCATAAAAAATTGCTTCTTCGGCTGCAGACACTTTTTTAAGCGTGCCATCACCGTTTGATGTTAGCTTATCGCCAACCGCAATCTTTTCAGATGCTTTGACCAATGCGTAATAATCAACATCCGGCTCGCACATAATCGCCATCACCGTATCGCCAGATGCAATCGGCTTGCGAATATCACCACCGCCAATGTAATTATGCTGTGCTAATAATGCTGGCGTAGCTTTATCAGCCGTAGCGTGTTTTTTAAGTTTACCACCCTCAAAAACAACTAAAGCACCTGGCTGAATTTCTTCTTGCGCAAGTGCTTCGGTGATTTGTGGGCTGATTTTGCTAGATGGGCCAGCAATGATGGTATGACTGCGTAATTTAGCCATTATTCAGGTGCCTCCATGTTTAAGATACCGTTTTGTTCGCTGTTACCTGCAAACGTGCCTGCTAAAGCATTTGCCGGCACTGTTTTGGCGTACAAGCCTTTTAATGCGTCACCATCTAAAGCATTTACCGCCGAATCATCAAGACCGAATTTAGCCTTAACCGCTTGGCGCATTTGTGCTTTTTCTGCATCCGCATTTGCATTTAATTGAGTTAATACCGGCGCTAACGCTTGATTGACTGCCTTTTTGATTTTTTCGTCTAAATCTTCCGGCTTTTCTTCGTCTTTTTTCTTTTCGTCTTTACCGGCTTTTTCTGCCTGTAATAATTTGTTGTATGCAACAAGCAACTCATCATCTGATAAGCCATTCGTTGCAATATTTGCTTCATTCAAAGCGTTCAAGATCTTGGTTTTCATCTGCTGATTATCTCCATTGGTTTTGATTTCGTCGTACTCGACCTTTTGAATGACCTCAACTCGCTCATCAACCAAGTTTACTTGCGCGTTGTCGTCAATTAAGTATTTCTGCTTGTAACGTTTGTTATCGCCATCAGAAACATAAATAAAGTAATTTGGATAGACTGCTTCGATCCAGTTCCAGATTTTGCGGTTCGGGTCTTTAATGGCGTCCGAAAGCAAGCGGTGGATTTGCTCAAACGATAAATCGGAATTTGCAGTAAAAAAGAATTTAACCTTATTTACCACGCCTTCTTTTGTATAGTTTGTGGCTTCCGCAAGTTGTACGTCCGCTACTTCAAACTCTTCATTTTGAGAGTTTACAAACATACCTACGCCGTCTGCCGGTGTAGCTGCGCCAATTTCGTCAAGCAAAATCGCTACGTGATCGAAAAACATATTAGCCGCACGCCAACGATAATTCTTGCCCTTAGACTTGCCACTTTCCGCCACCTGATTTAGCAATAAACCCGTTGATACGTGGATTGGTTCGGCGTTGTCGTCATTCATTGCGCTTTCTAGCCGCTCAACAAGTCGCTTGCCATTGTCGCTTGATTCGGCAAAGCGTTTATTTACGTACATATCTAGTAAGACTTTCTCGCCATCTTTACGTACGTTTTTGGCCCAAGCTCCCACGTGAAACTGATTAACCGCTTGCGCATCATTGGCTGATACGAATTTGCCATCAAGTTTCGGATGACCAAACGGCATTAAATTGCCTTCCATTGACTGGTAACTTTTATCGATTTCATCCGCCGGATAAAGCCCGCCGTTCATCACCACATTATCAACAATCGGAACAACATCACGTACAACAATATGCTCTTCGCCATTGATTGTTTCCGCGGAGATATTTCTATTGTTTACCGTTGTTAAGATTCGGATATTCTGTCGTTTCATTTACTTTTCCTTAACACACCTAACCACTTTCTACGCTCAACCGATAAATCAGCAAGCACGCCGTCTGAATCTGTTGTACCATCATCATTTACGATAATAAGAGATTGCTTGCAGTAACAATTGTAACGATTACCATCTTTCTGATACCACGTCTCCACATCCTCAACAGTAAATATTTTGCCGTGGCGTTGCGCATGCGTGATTCGTGTCGTTGGTTTTAATGCGGAGATATGCAGCAATTGAGCATTAAAGCCTAATTCCTGCGCTTCTCTCACTTCGTCCCATTCGCCCCGACGATAAATTTCTAACTGCTCCGTTTGAGCAATTAATCTCGCTCGCTTGTGAGAGATATTTAATCGCTGTTTAATCTTCCGAGCTGTCTCTTTAACGTTATCGCCATTTAAGACCGCTTCGCCAATTATCTTTGATAAGTCTGTACGCATTACAACACTAAAGCCTTTCCAAGCGTCATACGATGCTGTAAAAGCAATCATCAACCGCTCTTGATAATACGGCTCGTGCATTAAGCTACTTACAACTCGTAGCTCTTTGTATATTTCAGACTGGGTAGAGAGCTCCAATATTGCTTGATGAGCACCTTTTTCGTAAGCCTCCGCAATAAACTCTTCAAACCATTTATACTTCTGCTCTTCCGTTTTAAAAAACAGATACTTATCAATAATTGACTGCCACTCTTCGTATAAAGTAGCGAGTTCGGTGGCGGTCAAATTGATATTAACAGTCAATCGACCGGCTCGATTAAGTGATTCTAAAATCTCTTTTTTGATGTTGCGAAAAATCCAATCAAGCCACTTCCACGATTTCTTAACTTGTCCGCCCATATTGATTGGATCGGCTTTATTCGCGGGTATCAGTACCGGTTTAAACTTGCTCGTCTTGATTTTCATCAACCACCTCCTCCACAGGAGGCAAGCCGTCAGGCAGTGCTTCAAGACCTAATTCGGTTCGAATTTCGTCCGGCAAGATTGCAGATCGCCCAAATGCTTGCTGTGTTGTTTGAGCAACATTTGCAAGCTCTTTAGCATTTGCAATTTTTTCCTTTTGCCCCGGTGCGAGTAAATCAGACCAAATAACACTAAAGCCTTGTTTTGCTGGCGGCGTGAGAATGCCACAATAAATCAATCGCTCTACAATATCTTGCAAGTAAGAGGTTAATACTGTGCGTCTGCGAGCTTGACAACGCTGAGCATAAGCAGATTTATCCTCATCGCTTGCCAACCTTCCCGTTTGCTGCCCTACAAGGATAGTAAACGGAATTCGAATCGATGACGCAAACTCATTAACAGACACCTCCCAAGACGGCTTAGGATCTGCCGGCGCAACAGACAAGATTTGCGCTTGTCCCTCTTGAGTAACTAAAGCCGAATCAGTACCACGGTTAAGTTTTTCAATCTTAGCATTCATCGCCTCGCTCAAGCTGTTATAACCTTGCGCCTTGGCGGATTGCTCAAGCGTTTGCAAGTTCACTTCTTTTGTTAGCGATATACCGAGCTGGCGACTTGCATTTTTCAAAAAACCTTCCGCCGCACCGCCAGAGGTTTTCTCTATATCCAACAATTTGTTAAAACCTGATTCCAAAAGCGATATACCCGTCTCAGGCTGATTTTTCTCGCCACCTTCATTTAAGATAATTACTCTTGATTTATGAATGGTTACCGTGCGACCACGACTTTTGCCAAAACCGCTCTCACGGAATGAGTATGTAATCGGTTCGCCATAATCCGGTTTAGTAACATCTTCTTGGTAAGTTTCCGGCAAAAGTTGAGATTCCCAAGCTGGGATAAATTTAACCAATCCACGGACACCTAAATTAGTTAAACTACCATCCTCAATCGGCTCATGCCATTGTTTGCCGTCCGCAACCTGTAAGATTAAAGCAGAATATTTCCCAACAAGATTACGTCGATCCGCCTCAATAATTGATTGCCAATTTTTGGTTAAGAACGTCTTAACCTCTTTCTCCCAACTCGTTTCTGTTGTTGCCTCCTCGGATTCTGCTCCTTCGATTATTGTCGGATAATCCTCCCAGCACTTTTCTATAATTCGCTCAACTGCCGCATTGCATAACGCAAATCGTTTGTACGCTTTATAAAATTGATTAAAATCAATTCTTCGCGGATAGCCGAATTCGTCCCACAGTTTTGTCCGCTTTGTATTGCCTGTCATGCCAAGCAACTGAGCGACAAAAGCCTGTCTTTGTTGATCTACTGTCATAATAAAATCCCTGTTGCCTGTTTAACCTGCATTAGTGGAGTGAGCGCATAACGGAGTGCATCGATATAGTGATTGTTTGCATCTACAATCTGAGGCAAAACATCACCAGTCAATCTATCTGTTTTATAGCTATAAAGCCTAAACTCGTTTAGCGTCTCTTTGCAGCGAGGATGAATATAGACTTTGCCATACGATTTAATATGCTCTATGCCATCCTCTACGCTACCTTGCCATTTCTTGACTCCCTCAATACGAGGGAATCCATGACGTTTTAAATAACTGATTGATTCGGGTCGAGCGGAGTCCGCTCTTGAGATATACTTTTCAAATTCCGGTATGCGTCCTGAAATAAAGCTCGCCGTTTCGTCAAGCTCTAGCCTTACCTGTCCCGCCTCGTACTCAATATACAAATCGCCATCAAATACCCAGCATTTGATTGCAGCGGTTGGATCGTTGGCAAAACCAAAGTCTAAACCGTGGTACGGGCCGTCAAAATCCGGATTAGGCTCAAATTCCAGTTCTTGATACTTATCTCTAAATATCTGTGCTTCCGACTGCTCAAGATACGCACCTTCCCAAATCCAGCGATAAGTAGCGTCATCAAGACGAGCCTTATCCGCCAATCGTGTTTGTTCAAGCTCCTTTGGGAACCACGGATTATCCGAGTAATTCATCTCGATAATCTTAGCGTTTTCCGGCACATGCTGGCGAAAACGTAAATCAGTAGCCGAGCCTCTTTTTTCTGGGTTCCACGTAACCCAGATTTCAGAGTTATGCTCACGCACGGTTGGCTCAAGTTTCTGCCAAGCAACTTCGCTAACTGTCTCAGCTTCCTCAACCCACGCCAACAAGATTCTTGCTTTCGACTTAATACTGTCTAAGTTGTGGCGCAAACCGGCAAACACATAAGAGATTCGACCGCTCTTTGTTTTGATAAATTTCTCGCCAATCACAAAATGAGGTTCAAGCCAAGAGGTTGATCGAATGGCTTGTTTAACCTCCTCAAGCGATGATTCCTCAAGCGAGTTCATATATTCGCGAGCACAAAGTATCACGCCCGAATCACCAGCCTGATCACGCCTAAGCGCCCATACTGCTGTCATCAAGCGAATGTTCGAGTTTTAGCCGAACCACGTCCGCCATAAGCACCGCGATAACGAGCCTCACCAATAAAAACCTGAACAAGTTTAGCCGGAATTGTGAGCTGCACCTTACTCATCGCCACGTCCCGCTGGCACACCAACAAATTCAATTACTGTCGGCATTAATGCTTTACCGTTTGTTGTAATATCTACGCCATCTTTAAACATACCTAGATGCTTACCGAGAAGCTCTAGTGATTTATTCGCTGCCGAAGGTTCGTAAACAAGATGCTCAATATCAGTTCCAACCATTTCACCGCCAGCGTTTTTGCTCGGGATGGTGATAATAGTTTTTCGTTTGCCCATTGCTATTTCAATGTTTTCAAGCAAACGGTTAAGCACCTCATCTTGCGTGATTTGTGTGCGTTCTGAGCGCTGTTTTTGCGCCTCTGCAATTGCAAATTGGATATTAGGTTTTGTTAGGTTTTCGCAACCGATTACCGCCGCGGTGTCAGTAGAATATCCGGCTCTAATCGCTGCTTGCGTAGCATTCAAATCAATCAGATACTCTTCAACAAATCGTTGTTGTTTGTCGGTTAATTTCGGTTTACCCACGGTTTCGGACATGGGTTTACCCTCATCCTTTTTTGCCATTTTGGGGTAATCCTTTTAATTTTGTTTAATTTGATTTACATCGCTTAGATATAACCCCGAGATTTTTTATACATCACTCAGATTTATAGCTAAATTATGTAGCATTTGTTTTACATAAAAGAAAACCGCACCTTTTACAGCGCGGTTATTTGGAGTTATTTAATGGTATGTTGCTTTTGCCATCGCCTGATACCGTCAATCTGACTTGCGCAAGTATCACGCTCTGCCGTTACTGTGATTAAATGCTCTATCGCATCTTTGTACGTTTTACCGGTAAACTGGCTACGCTCACACGGCACAATGTATGCTTGCGGTGGATATTGATATATCGTCTTTGTAACAACTGGCTTATTGCCGCAACTGCTCAATAACAGCGTTAGGCAAATGCTTGTTAGCGCACTCATCGCTTTTAAGTACATATTTAACAACCTCTTTCTTATCCATCGCTTGTCGTCTAAATTGTGCTGCGATAGCGGACTGTTGCTCGACCGCTTGTTGCTCTGCCGCTAATGAGACTTTGAGATGAGCGGCCTCAGCCTCAAGCGTTGCGTTAGTCATCTCAAGCGATTTGATTTGAGCGGTCTGCTTGTCGTACTGGCTCTTTAGTACAGATAGCTGTGATTGCGTTGTCCATAATTTGACAAGCAGACCAATAAATAAGGCGGCCAAAATACCCGCCGCCCATAGTTTTGCTTTACTTAATAACGTAAACATATTAACTCATCAATTTGTCGTACTTAGCTTGACGATCTGCCAAACCGTTTAACCCACCATTAACGCGCTTAGTTACATCAATTACACGCTCGAGTGCTGCGAGATTGTTTTTTTGCCAATACCAAATTCCGGCAAGTACGATCAACTCTAAATCCGTACCGACATCATCAAGCTTAATCTCTCGACCCAGCCACTTACGGAAAGCTATATAATTGTTTTTGCCGGTGATATGGGTTAATCCACGACCACGGAATCTATAACCATCACCACTTTGCTCATCACCATTACCCATACGGTTAGCATAAGCTCGATTCGCAATTTTTTCTGGTTTTCGAGCATAAACCTTAACATTACTGGCATTAAAGTATTTGGGGAATGCGCGAAGCAGTGCAATATCTGAGTAATTCAGGTTTTCGGAAAATACGCTAAAACCTGCCGTCTCATGACCGCATTGAGCTAGAAACATAGCTTGCTGCTCTTTTGTCTTGCAACCGGCTAAACCAATATATTTTGCAATCTCGTGATAAATTAGAGGCTTGGATTTAGGAAAGACAGAAAGAAATTTAGCCTCAGAAATGTGCATTTTGACATCTAGCGAATCTGACATTTGCTGTATCATATCAATTAAACTCATCGTAATCATTAACCTTGTTTTGTTTGCCAAAACCAACATCGTTTACGTCAATTTTTTTGCGAATAAGCGAAAAAAGAAACTCACGAATTTTTTCGGCGCCAACAAATCCAAGCATGCCGCCAACAAACGTAGATAAACTCTCACCCACTCCGGCATATACTAATAGTGACATAGACGACAATGTAAGTGCGCCGCAAATCGAGCCATCAAGCAACCGCTGGCGAAAGGTAATTTTTTGTTGTAAAAAAAATCCACGCAGCATAGACATAAAAAAAGCCATCACAAAACCAGTGATGGCGTTATAGTTTTGATGTAAGTAAGCAAACAAGGCTGCCCAAACATCTGGTGTTTTATCCGGCATTTTATACATACTCCACCCCGCTTTATCTTTTTCGAGGCAATAAAAAACCCCGACTGGCAAAAACCGATCGAGGTTATAAAATTTGTAGTTGCGTGATGCGCTTGCACCTACCGCAAGGATATTGGATAATTTATCATTCAAGTGCGCACAAGTCAATAGTTATTTTTTAAAATTTTTGCAAAAACACTTGTAACTCTTTTAAATTGAGCCTAAAATTAGGCTCATAGAAACAAAGAAGGCTATCGAGCCACTTACTCAACCATCAGCCAAAGGGGGCTAGAATGACAACTCAACTAACCATCAAATCAAAAGAAAATTTAGATAAAATCATTAATGTTTCTAAATTTGCAAATCAAGATTATTTGCTCGCCACACTCGTGGCTTTACTTACTCAGACAAAATGCGAATTCAATACGGACGATTTGCGCATTTTGCAAAGAAATGAAGTATTAGTTGCTACATATAACGGCGACATTCCAAAAGAGTTATTGTTTTCAATTACCAAGGAAAGCAATACCGCTGCACTAGCATTGCGAATGCTACTTGTGAAGGCAGAGAGCATGTCTCCTAAAGACTTTATGAACTGGTTATTTGAATCAGCGAACAATGCTGCAAACAATATCGAGAATATTGATGACTTTGAATTTTTAAGCGCAGTGAGAGAATTAGATAGAGCTCAAGAGAATGTTATCAAAGCTATTGAAAATAGAAGTTTGAATAAAAAAATCCAAGCGGGACAAAAAGCAAGTGAAACCGCCGCAGTGTTAGGTTTACCAAAACTAACCGGTTCAGCAAAACAGGTGGCGTGGGCTGAACAAATTAGACAAAAATGTCTAAAAACAATGCCGGCTGAGAAAATTCAGAGAGCGGCAAAAACAGCGACGACAGCAAAATATTGGATCGATAACTACAAACATATTTTATAAAGTGGCATGAAACTTCGAGCGTATCAACAAAACATCTTTGAACAGTTGATTCAGTCATCAACAAATGACTTGGTGCAGCTAGATACCGGTGCCGGCAAGACACCCATAATTGCGAAGTTGGCGGAGTATTATCAACAAGCAGTTATTGTGTGTCATCGGAATATCTTGATTAAACAAGCAAGCGAGAAACTTGCTGCCTGTGGTTTGCATCATCGCATATTGGCATCACAGGAAATAAAAAAGATTGCAGCAAGAAATAATATCGAGTTTTTTGGAAAACATTTTATCAATCCTAAATCTCATATTGTTTTAATCTCAATTGACACGTGGAATAGTCAATTTAAGCGAATCAGTCTTAAATTTGATTTTTCGAAAAGATATATTGTATTGATTGACGAAGCCCATCATTTCGCCGAGGAAAACAAATGGGATTTGCTACAAAATACTTTAAATGCACGTTGTATAGGCTTTTCAGCAACGCCGATCCGTAATGACGGCATGCCATTGTTGAAGGTTTTCAATGGCTTTTTTGACCGTATCGTGCAAGCCGAAGGATATAAAGAGAATGGCACAGAAAGATTGATCGCAGAAGGTTACTTAGCTCAATATCAAGCGTTTGTCGCAGTGGTCGGCGATAGATCGCTCTCTGAAAGTGTGGTTGATTTAAAACAAGAAATGTCCGTTGCAATGCCGCCAATTCGTGCCTACATGCAGTTTGGAGAGAATAAACAAGCCATTTTGATTGTGCCGCGCATTTTAAATGCTAAAACAGAATGCGAAGCGTTAAATAAGTTGAACATTCCAGCAGCGGTGATACATAGCGAATTGCCACAATATGAAATTCAGCGCATATTGCAGGCTTTTAAGCAAAAGCACATTAAAATTTTGGTTGCCGTGGATATGATAAGTGAGGGATTTGATGTGCCGGACGCAGATATTCTTTTACTTTATCGCAAGATTCGTAGTTTTGGACTGTATCGCCAAGTTTGCGGTCGGGTTTTAAGACCGCGACAAGGAAAAATGGCAAAAATCATTGACTTGACCGGGTTTAATATTGCGAAGCACGGATTACCATCAGATCATGTTGATTGGACAGAAAGAAATAAAAACACAAGAAAAAAACCTCTTTGCGTTTGCCGTAAATGTGCGCACGTGTATAGAGCCAATTTAAAATGCTGTCCTAATTGTGGCTTCGGAGAAATAAGCAATGGTGTAATCCCTTATGTTAAAACGATGTTCTATTCAGCTAAAATGATAGAGGCGCACAGACAGAAATTAGACTTGTTAGAACAGGAAAGATTAAAAGAAGAACAGCGTATTGCATATAAAATAAAGTGGCAGAATGAATACATCCCAGCAACGCCGACTTTTGGCAAGACGCTTGTTGATAGAAAGTCAGAAGAGTTCTTTTTATTGCTATGCAATTTATTAAAACATATTACAACACCGCTTGAATATAATGAATTTATGAAAAAGCATGAAAAAGAAATGTCATCTTTAACTTTCTACATGAAGTACTTTATGACATATGCAAAAACAAATAAAAAACAAGATGCAACTAATGCAGTTAAATTATTATACGGAGATATGAAATGATAAAAATTATTTATGGCGATGCGTGGAATATCAATTTAGACAAAGTTGATATGATTTTTACTGATCCGCCATTCGAAATGACCGGAAAACAAATAGCGGCAATTTTAGATAATTTTAGCTACGATCATTTAGTGTTGATTTGCTCAATGCACCAAGCGATTGAATTTGCAAAGCATACAGACTTAGAGTTCGGATTCGATCTTGTAATTAGTCACATATCTCCAAAAAAATCGAAATCTTACTCTGTACCCAATATGGTACACAGCAATATTCTATATTTCCGGAAAAAAAATGTTAAATCAGCTTTTGACCGCAGGAAAATAACTCGAAATGATGTGTATAGCGATGAACAGAACTATTATTATCCAAGCATTTTCCATGCCCCAAAAACAAATTTAGCGTACAAGTATCAAAAAAATCAACAAATGATCAATGATGTATTAGGCAGTTTTAATGTTGACAGCGTATTAGATATATTCGCTGGGAGTGGCACAACTGCGTTGGCGGCATATGAAAACGGTATAAAAAATGCGGTCATGATTGAAAAGAACAAAGAGGCTTTCGAAATAATGAAAGCACATTGTAAATTAGTTATTAATCACAATGATTTGGAAATAATAGACACCACACCGACCAATATTTTATCGCATAAAGATAATTCACAGCTTGACAAACAAGAACAATTTGAGACCTACACAGCTGAATATTTATCTATTATCGGAGAAGCGCTATATGGTAATCAGTGGCAATCTAATTTAGCGAGAGATTTAAATATATCAAGTTCTCGCCGTGTGAGAGCATGGATTGCCGGCGAACGCGCAATACCTTTCGGCATTTGGGCTGATCTTGGGGAGTTAGTAAGAGCAAAACAAGCTAATCTGTCATCAATTTTAAGTAAAATGACAATCAACAAATAACTTTATAAGCCGCCCTCGTAGCGGTTTATTTTTTTATAAATTTTGCAAAAAAAACACTTGCAATCATTTTAAATTGAGCCTAAAATTAGGCTCATAGAGGCAGACTAGTGGCACACAACAAGGAGATAACCTATGGTTACATTATCAGTTGATATTAAAATTAAGTACCCAGAAATTACAGCGATGCGATTCGCTGATTATGAAAACAGTTTCTTTGCGGAAATAAATCAGGCTGAAGCCATTGAATTACAAAATGAAGATTGGCAAAAACTGCAAAGTGATATTGATGCTCGATTAAAATCAGCTAACGATATTGTAAGTTATCATAAAGCACTGCCTTATCCGGATTTAGAGCAATACTTGCATATTACTGCATCAGTCCGAGCTTATAAAAATGGTGAAGTTATTAAGTTAGACCGCGCGTACCATGAACAATTAGATGTGTTACAGTTGTTATATGGGTTTGATTTTGATTCAGGTAAAACCTTAATTACACGAATTTACGAACAAATCTATCCAACCTATTATGACGAATAAATAAAATAACCAACAAAGCCCTGCAATTACACAGGGCGTAAAAAATTTATGAATCTAACTTGTAGCAAACCGATAAATCCTTAGCAATTACAGCGCCGAGAACAAAGCTCTTAGCAATTATCAAAGACCGGTAAAGTGTGGTTTTTGATATATCTAAATCTTTGACTAGTTGTTTCTCGTCATAGCGCATCACGTAGTTCCCAAGTAACACATAATATGCTTGCTCATCATATTGCTTGAGATTTTTAATTATTCCGTCAATTTCGATCAAATCATCGTCGGTTGTTAGATCAATGCTGTGGATTTTTTTAGGCGAATCAGCCACCCAACTCGCACACTTACACGGAAATTCGGTACCGATCCGGGATTTGGCGTGTCTCCCCCATCTAAATAACGTTGCGTCAATATCAATTTTAATCATTCGCTATCCTTCTAATTCTTTTACTTTTGCTTTGTAATGCTTAATTAGGCTTTTAATTTCATCGACCGATAATTTCTGCGGCGGATGGTCCTTTCTTTCTAAGAATTCCACTCGCTCAATCCCTATCCGCTCGATCAAGCCGATTCGATAATTTACGATATTGCCGTGTAGGTGCTGATTACACGGGACACATTGAGCGTGACAATTGTCCTCATTGAATCTTAGCTCCGGATTGCCTCCCACTGTTTTATAGTGACCGGCATCATATTTGCCGGCGTGAAATCTGCCGCACGAAATACACGGCAAATCTTTATCACGCAAGCGAATGAATTTGTTGAATATCTTCTGCAAGTCGCTCATCCACTCTTTACGGCTTTTCAGCTTTTCTTTTAAAGATTTCATTCGTTTACGCGCCGCCAATCGGTCGGATTTTTCTTGCTTCTTGCGTTTTTCTTCGGCTTTTCGTTTGCCGATCGCCATAGCGCACTTGATAGAGCAAGCCTGTTGTGTGCTTCTGGACTTGATATAATACGCCCCGCACTCTTTACATTTGTGCTGCTTTGGCGGCTTATTTACTGTCATTAACTCCACCTCCAAGCAGTAAATAATTAGCGCCATCTATCCAGTGATCTTTTTCATTCGGATCTCCGACTAAAATTCGTGTAACTTTTGACATCGCCATAATCAACCCATAATGCTGCACATCTGAGATGTGTCCGTCATTTAAAGCTTGCGCAACCGGAGCTGTTAAGATCTCAAATACCTTTGCTCCATCCTCGAATCTTCCGTGCGTTTTGGCTCGTTCGTCTCTGATTTGATCTAACGTGTTATTTTTCATGTTTTAACTCCTCCTCACTCCACCGCTTACCACAGCGGAATCCCACACACTCAAACGGTTTCTCTTTGTCAATTTCCGACTTTTCCGAAAACGTCCGCCAGTCTTTTAAAATTGCCCCACAGTCTGGGCATTTGATTTCACTGTTATTCATTATTGATAATTCCCATACAGAAAGCTTTTTAATCTTTGCGGATAGTCTTTAATATCAAAAACAAAGGAATAGTAAGAACAGCTACGACCTAAGTGAACCAAAGTTTCGATTAGCACTATCCATAAATATAAAGGGAATAATAAAATCGCAAACAGGAGGTAAGAAATTACATAGATAGAAGCCATTAAGCCAAAAATATAAGCACCAAGCATTAAAACCAAAGCTCCAGCAAATGGATTATTGAGGTAATAGCTTATGAAAATACCAATTAAAATTAGTAAACTAACCAATGTAAACCAACCCATTCTTAACATCCTCCCAATTTAACCGGCTTAAAATTAAGTCGGTTGATTTAATAAAAAAACGCATACAGGCGGTCTAAAATTCTTGAATCTTCGCAACCTTTGAAAATCGTCCGCATTGCCGCATTGATTAGCGAGTTATAGCAACGCTCAAATTCGTCTTGTTCCATATTGCCGTAAGCGAGTGATTTCGCCTCAACTCGCATACGCCCATCAATGGTATAGCTCACGTCTTTAAAACCTGCTAGTACGGTTAGATTCTTGCGGAATACATCAAATTGCGTACGCTCGTCAAAATACCGCCAATCGGTTTTATCTGCCGCCCAATGGTCGAAACAGAATTTAAAAAATGCAAACACCTTGCGATGAAATTGCGGATTGCGTGATAGCTTGATTTCAATCTCGTACTGCTCGCCATTGCGAAACTTCTTCAACGCCTCCGCTTGCATATCGTCCAACGGCACAAACGCCCCGCCAGCGGATTTAATCATCTGGGCTTTCATCTCAACGCTCCAACCATCAAATCCAAATCAAATGTACTTGCTCCGTTTGAAAACTTTTCCGCTTGAACTAGTTCGCAAATTTCATCGCAAAACACATCAAATTCCGCCTCGGGCGTTCGCTCAAACATCGTTACCATTTTGCTAAATCGCAGTTCTGCGATAATTTTCTTTTTCACACTTTCCCGGGCAAAGGCTTCAAGCTCAATGGGATTAACCTTTTCTTCTGCCCTGACGGGTGGCTGTACCTGCTCCCAATGGTCGGGGTTAATCGTCCATTCATCCGAATTGATTAACTGCTTGGCTTTGCAGTCATACAACTCACGCTTAGCCTTGCTGTCTGTTTTGAGCTTATCCAACACTAAAAACAGTACATCAATTTGCGTATCCTCAAAGGCATTCTGAATACGATTAAACTCCACAACCTGATTTCCGATTAGCGCTCTAAACTGCTTTTCCGTACCACGATATGCTACTCCCGGAAATAGAATAAAAAAGCCCCAACGATTGGCATTTGCAAGCCCCTTTAAGGTAAAGATGTCATCCACTACGCCTGATTTCTTCCACGGAAATTCTGCTTGAATTGCCAGCCGTTCTTCTTTGCTCAAATCCTTAAACTTTAAGGAAAAAGGCGGGTTCATCACCACGCAATCACATTGACAAGCGGTGGGATAAGTGAAAAAACTTTCATTAAAAACGACCGCTTGCGGATAATTGCCTTTTAATGCCTCGCAACTCTCTGCTTGAATTTCCACCGCCACAAATGAAGACGGTTGAATAAATTGCTCAAGCTGTCCGCTACCCGCTGCACCATCAAATACGCTGACGTTCTGCCCTGCATATTGCTCAACCTTGCGTGCAACATATTTCCGCAGTTCCTCGCCTGTGATGTACTCGGCATACTTGTTCGCCTTGGCTCGGTTGTTGTATTCAACAAAATTAGTGTTCGATTTCATTTTGCTCAAACCACCCACAAGACTTGGTACGGTTCATCCAGTGATAGTCGCCAAAACGCTCATCTTTCGGCTCTTTGGCAAATCCCTCACAACGGTATTCGGTGCCTGTCCAATCATCTTCCCATTTGGAAAGCTCGCCTCCGCATTTAGGGCATTTCACATCAGAAATCATACCCACCCACCTTCTTCACAAAATCCAAACTAACCGAGCGTGTTACAAAATCCTGCATTGTTGGATCGAATACGATCACCATTTGTCCCTTGCTGTTGCCTTTGATTTCCGCTCCTGTAACAGGGTGGATAAAAGCAATTCGTCCGCCAATAATATCAATCACCTCACTTGCAACATTATGAACATGCTGCTGATACCACTGCGTTGATTTATCGTTATTCAGCAACATCACCACCAAATGCCCCGCATCTCGTAGCCGTTTAGCTTGTTGAATGAATGGCGTAACGTTGGAGTAAGGTGGATTAACGAAAATCGAATGACAACCCCCCCCCCCAATTACTTAAATAATCTGGTAAGTTGTCGGCTAGGAAATCATCTGTAATGTGCGCGGCACTATCTTCGCCTTCAGCCATTTTACCAATCCAATGTCCACAAACCTTGTTATGTGAAAATGATGCGCCGTCAATCGTGCAATGCCATTTCTTTGCTACCCATTTGCTGAAGTAAGGAGGCGTTTGCCACGTGTTTTTGTCGAATTGTTCAGTTTGCATTTCTTGCTCCGTATTGTTTTGCTGCCCTTGGTTCAGGTTTCTTTTGATGGCTCTCCCAAGCCGTCGCTTGATCGCACTCGACAAATTGACCATTCTTAAATTCAACATAAACCGTTCCACTCTCGCCGAATCGATTTTTAGTTACGATCCATTCAGTGTATTTGTGCGGTTCGTTCGTGTCTTTGTCTCGTTGGTTGTGAACCATGATGATTTGGCTCGCGTCTTGTTCAAGACTGCCTGAATCTCTCAAATCAGCGTTAGTTGGGCGACTTCCGTCCGCATTACGATTTAACTGTGCTAGCAGAAAAACCGGCGAATGATTGTCTTTGCAAAATGTTTTCAGCTTCTCCATTGATTCGCCAATCTGATACGTTCGATTAATTCTCCCGTCTAGCGCACCGTGTCTAACCAATCCGATATAATCAATCACAATCGCATTGGGTTTGCCATGCTCCTGAATATGCTCTTCTGAAATCGCAATAATCTGATCCATTGTCAAACCGCCCTTATCCACGATGAATAATTTTTTATCTTGGAGAAGTGTCATTCCGTGTCCAAGTAATGCGAAATCTTCGTCGCTCATTCTTTCCGGATTGCGAATTTTTGAGGAATTTAGACCGCTTGCACTTGCGACTAGACGATCCATAATTTGCTCTTTGCTCATCTCAAGCGAGAAAAACAACACGCTACCGCCAACCTCGATAATGTTTTTGGTAAACGTGATAGCGGTTTCGGTTTTACCGTTACCGGCACGACCGGCAATGATGCAAATATCCGTCTCGTTAATGCCTTGCAATTTGTCGTCCAAAGCTTGAACACCTGTGAATAACAAGCGGTCTTTAAAAGTTGGTTTAGTACGCTCTTGGAGCAGCTCGGCATAGCATCAATCAGGGTTTCCATTTCGATTGGCTTAACCTTTCCGCCTCGGCTTAGTAATCGACTAATCAGACTCAATCCCTTGGAGGCAATCTCATCAAGTTTTTCATCTCGTGAGCTATTTAACTCTGTGGCAATGTCTAAAAAAATTCGCTGTGATTCTCTGCGTTGGTAATATTGGCGGACTTTCTCAGCGTAGGCGGCAAGGTTTGCGACGCCGTAAGTTTTTTTGGTAATTTCCGCCAAGATTGAAAAATCTTGTCCGTAATTCGAGCTGAGTAGCAAAATATCAATCATGCTATCTTTCAACGCTTGGCGTTGTATCGCTGAGTAGATTTGTCCGAGCTGAAAAGTTGAAAACATTTCCGGTGTTAGCCAACTTGTCACATCTCTTGCAGCGGAATTTAATCCGGATTTCAGCAAACAACCGATTAGCGAATATTCCACCTCGTAGGTTGTGTTTTTCAACGCTGCGGTCATAGTGCATCCTCCAAAGTTTTCGCAAATGCTTTAGGCTTAACGATGTATTCAAAATCTGCGATCCATTTATCGCCATTTGGGCCACCTAAATAAAATCGGTCTCTGCGCTGATTAGCTTGGGATATAAAATCTCGGAAATAATCAGCAAAGTATTCCCTACCGTATCCGCCAAATTCTTTTTTCATCAATTTTGCAAGTGAGTGAACTAATCGCTTACGGTTATCACTCATCACTCGGATTTGTTTAATTGGAGTATCTTGTACAGCAAGATTAAACTCCTCCATTACGCCTTCGTAATCTACCGGTATAGATTTTTTCTTCTCAGGTGGTAATGTCTCAGCGTTACCGCCTGCATTGCCCTCTGCGTCAGCAGATTCCCCTGAAAGGGGTAAGGGGTTATTATTATGATCTCTTAATATCTTATGGTTATTGCTTTGGTCATTTTGACTAAATGTCATTTGGTCATTTTGACTAAATGCATTTTCCGTTTCGGGTAAATCGAAGTGGTCATTTTGACTAAATGTCATTTGGTCATCACCAGTATTTTCAGCTTCGAAATGAGCAGTAATTTCTGCCAATTTTTCGTAATTGATCGCATACCATTTTGTTTTATCCATCTTCATTCGATTGAATTTGTCGGTAGATAGAACCAACCCCATTTTTTCAACATTTTCAATCGTACGCTGCATGGTTTTTACTGACCAAAATTTAAATATTTTTTGCCAGTTTTTAACCGTGTTAAACACCCATTTCTTACCCTCAGATTGATTACGGCTGATTTGCGAAAAATAGTGGAGTTGTTGGACGAAAATCGCTTCATTTAATCCAATCGCTACAGCTAGACTAGGCAGCACTTGAAGCGGTTGTTCGTTTATCAGTAGTTTGCTCATTCTGTTGTCTCGCTTGTTTTAATTGGTTGAATAATTGCGATGCTAAAACATCAATTCTTACCGGTTCGCCCAATCGTTTATCTGAATCAGTCATTCGCCACCTCAATATCCATATAATATTCGGCTACACGCTTTCCGCTTGGCACGGTAATCATTCTGCGCTTAATATCGTGACCTTGTTGTCTGAGCTCGTAAATTCGAGCACCAAGTCGCAAGCACTTAAAACGATGTTCTGCGATTAAATGCGTAAGTCTGTCGCCATTTCTAAGTGCTGCCAAAACCATCTGATTTTGTGTTTGACTTTGCATTTCATTGGGATTAATATTTATAGAAATCATTTAAAAATACCTTTGTTTAACTGATTTTTAAGCCCACGTTACCGCGTGGGTTTTTTATTTGCCTAAATACTTACCGGCAAGCAGTTTTAATGCCGCCAATTCCTCTTTATCCGCAAGCTCAATGTCTAAGTAATCAATAATTACCGCCACCATTTCCACGTTGTCAGCAAATGTACGACTAAATTGTGATTCACTCAGTCCGATTGCTTTTGCTAATTCTTTATGCGTAACCGTTGCGGATTTACGATGTATCAAATCCGCAATCGCTCTTGCGTTTCTTGTTAATTCATTGCGTGCCATTGTGCACTCCTTTGGATAAATTAACTGTCAATAGGGAAAACATAGTCCAAGGTTGTTGTAGCTCCCAGTTCATTAAGAGCAGATACAATTCTTCTGGCATCAGCTAATGAAGGAGTTCGACTACCAGTTTCATAATTAGCAATTCTTGGCTGCCCACATCCAAGTTGATTAGCTAACTGTTTTTGAGTAATACCTACGCTTTCCCTTACTTTTGCAAGATTATTCATAGCTATCCTTTTTTGTGATTAAGATGATACGTATTTAATCACATCAAGTGATTTATGTAAAACACTTTTTGTGATTTTGATGATATTTCATAGCGTGATATTATTGCTAAGTTATGAGCTTAAGGAGCTGTATATGAAAATAGGCGAACGAATCAAAGCGTTTAGAGCTAAAACAGGAATGAATCAAAAAGATTTTGCAGAAGCAGTATCAAAAATTGATAAAAGAGAACGCTCTAAATGGGGACAATCTAGAATTGCAAATTATGAAACAAATGTAAGAATGCCTGATCTTGACGATATTGAGGTTATCGCCAAAGTTATTGGTATAGATCCTGCAAAACTTGCTTTTGGCGACCCGAATGTAGAACCCGTGATAGTTAAAGATTCATACTCATACCCTTTAATCAGCTCAATTCAAGCTGGAGTATGGACTGAAAGCTGTGATTTTAGAGATTCACAAGGCTACGACTACATAGATTCAGAAATCGATGCCGGAGAAGATGCTTTCTTCTTGCGTGTATCTGGTATGTCAATGGAACCTAAATTCAGTGATGGCGATTTGGTTTTAATTGATGTTAGAAAACGCCCACACCCTGGCGATTTTGTTGCTGCGGTAAATGGGAATGGCGAAGCTACTTTAAAACGTTATCGTGAATTAGGGGAACTATCGCCATCAGGTAATCCGCACTTTGAACTTGTACCACTGAACCCTGACTTCCCTACCCTCAGTTCAATGAAACAAGATATTCGCATTATCGGCGTGGCAGTTGAGCATAGAAGTTATTTGTAAGATCAAAGATAAAAAGTTTGGCGTGGCGGTTGAAAAGCTAGACTTTTTGATTCAGCAAGCTTTTAAGTAAATCAATTTAAAAGTTGCTTGTAGCAATAATCTTAATGAGTACTTTATATGAGTAATAAACGAATCACTCCTGAACAGTTCGCTCAGTTTATTTTTAATAAAACCGGAAAAAATCTTACTTGCCCAATTTGTGGGAGCGACGAGCATTATTTACATGACGGCTATGATACTTTCACGGAGGTTTGTGGGCAAAGAATAATTGGAGTGCCAACAATTACATACAAATTAATGCCTAGCATTACAGAGTTAAGTCAGCACGCCGATGAACGATATATCCAGTTACACCTTGATAGCTCAGATTCATATCAGAACATGCTCAATGAGAAATCAAGAACGTTTATCATTGTAACTTGTACTTGTTGTAGCAATATCTTGCTTTTTGATCGTGAGAGAATTTTAGATGAGGTTCGTCGAAATGAATCATCAGCACAATAAAATCATCCTCGACCCAAAAGACGTAATGATGTTAAGTTATATGTCTAAATTTGCAAGTAATGGCGTAAATGGCGATAATAGCACCAATAATATTCAAGGAGATAATGAAATGGACTATTATCAACGATTAAAAAACGTAGAATCCTCTTGCCAAACATTGACAAACAAAGTAAGCGTTATCGAATCTAACTATTTGACGACCGGAAAATTCTATGCAGCTTGTCTAACTGGGCTTTTTGTTATAATCGCCGGTGCATGGGCGCTTGACACTCGATATGAGGGCAAATTTTTTTAATATTGATAAAAAATTTGAACAAGTAGACCAACGATTTCAACAGGTGGATCAACGCTTCCAACAGGTAGAAGACAAAATACACAAACTAGATATTAGAATTGGTAAAGTTGAATCAAGACTTGATGTTGTCGAAGAGAAAATCGATGTTTTAAACAATAAATTTGATAAACTTGATAATAAATTCGACAAAATGTTCGACCTCCTTTTACAACAAAGTAAAGCCAATAAATAATTACTAAGAAAAAACCGCCCTCGTGGCGGTTTTCTTTTATCTCGACGAAATCAATTTCACTGACATCCATCACTCAACAATATCTATCTCTTGATGAGCTAAGGAGATCAACTCTCCGCAACCTTCTTCTAGTGCTTGAAGCAACAATAACAATACTGCTCTATCTTTCCCGATAAGATTGCTTAGTTCGATTAAAACATCGTCTTTCGATACATTCATAAGTCCTCCTTGCTTTGTCATTATGATAGAGAAATCCACATTTCGGTCAAAAACAGCAGCTAATCTCTTCGATCTAGATCGCAAAAATTCTTAAAATCTCGCATAAAGTGATTAAAAAATAATCAATCGAATCAATTCACCAAAAATTTATTTCCCTTAAAATCAATGATTTAATCACAAATAGTGATTTTTATTAAAAATAAATCACATTTTGTTATTTACTTTTAAATCACAAATAGTGATAATAGCCCCATCGAAACGCAGTACAGCAAAACGGAGAAACAAAATGGACACTCAAAGCGTATTCAACAATAAAGATTTCATCTTATGCAGACATAAAGAGAAACGTGGCAACGGATTTATTCAAATTTTCGAAGCATATGAAAACGAAGAAACAAATGAGTTTGTCGTTGAAAGAGCAATGTTTAGAAACGGTAAGCTGATTGAGTGGAGCCAAAGCGAAAAAATGAACGCTGAAAAAGCCGAACAACTTTGGAATATGTATCTCTGCTAAGAATCTTTACTAAGCCCTCGGTCGGAGGGCTTGAATAAGGGTTCTACCCTAGCCGAAAGGCAATGCTCTTTAACAATTTGGTGCTTATGCGAACGAATATTTAGACCGCAAGAAGTAAACTTCAACGCTTCATTCATAGAGGGAATGAATGTTTAGGCAGTGCACTCGCAAGGTGTAAAGAGCTAAACGCGCAACACTGGTATTCAATGTTCTAAGCAATCACATTCCGATAATCGGATACGGATATAAGCAGCACCCGACAGTATGGCAAAGCTGGGCGGGCGACAGAACCACACCGTTTGGTCTGTTTTCCAGTTGGTAAAAAATGGGAAAGCAACAGACAGCAAACGTTAGCTAAAGGCGTGACAGCTTGGAGAGTCAAGCAACCTTCAAAACCACTTTCCGCTTTTGCTCTCTATGTTGCGAAACGGAATCGATACGAAAGAAGAATCGCTGAACATACAGAAATAAAGCCTTGAGAGCGGTTTTGAATGGTAAAACGGAGAGAACATTATGAACACTAACGGAGCTTACAGCTACGCCGATTTAGGCTACCCACCGGAGTATGATTTAGAGGTGGAATATGACGATGCGGAGCAAAAATTTTTCACAATGGAAGAACAAATTTTAACGCTACTACGTGATAACGGATTCGGCAAATTTGCAGATGAAATCGAATATAGCCGACCGGACGAATATATCAAAGCGATTGAATCACAAATCGCTCACAAAACGAGATGTTAAACACCGACCTCGCTATCGGGTCACGAAATAAAGATAGCAGTCATCAGAAAGTGCGCTTGGGATTTTCCTTATCTTTTCACTTAATAAGTGCTTTAAAATTTTTAACCGAGCGCACTTTCTAATGGCAAGTTGAACGGCTGAAACTTTAAAACGACCGAATTTCCATAGGTAAACCTCCTTTGACCGCCGTAACAAGCGGTCTTTTTTTTACCCAAAATTCAGATTTTAGAACAATTTTCAAACTATTCAGAGGTGTTTTATGAGCAATTTAGGTTACGCGCTTGGCGCACTTACACTTGCGCTAGTTGTTGGCGGACAAGTTACCGGCTGCCAATCTAATGACTTTGACGGCAAGCAAACGCTTGAGCAAGTTCATTGCCAACAAGCCGGCGGCGAGATGATAAATAGACCAACCGGCATAGCTTATACCACCGAATATGTTTGTAAATATCCAACAACAAAACAAATTCCCATTGAGTTTAGAGGTTAGTTATGTATCGATTTGAAATTGAAAAAGTTGGCAAAGGTTATCTTGGAGTGTTGTTTAAGGGTGATAAAAAAATCTGGACATCAAGAGCTGTATCACCTCTACATTCGGCGATTACTAGTGTTCGACAGAAATCTTACAAGTTAAAAGGAGTTGAATTTACTCTACCAGACTTTGACTTAATTCGGTCAAATCATCCAAAACCGAATAAATTAAACCTGTGAACTGGGATAACACGTGCTATACGCTAATTACTGGAAAGGTAAAGAAAAACATACCAACAGATTGCTACCGACCGATTAAAAATGATGGCGGTCAATTCGAAAAAGAATGGAATGAATGGTTTAACGACAACGAACAAGAGGCTTTTTAAAATGAAAATTTACTTAGATATTGAAACAATTCCAACACAAAACACCGAATATCAAGCATACGTATGCGAAAACTTGAAAGCACCTGCAAGCTACAAGAACGAAGAAACTATTGCGAAATGGCTTGAGGAAAACAAAGGCGAAGCAGTCAATAAAACGGCACTAGATGGCGCTTTTGGTGAGATTGTAGTAATTGGAGTGGCAATTAATGATGAAGAAACGGTATTGTTCTACCGTGAAGATTGGCAGTCGGCAGGTCGCGAAGTAGATATTCTCACTCGATTTAACGATTTTTTACGTGAGAAAGCAAGTAAGTGCAAAACTGTGCCGCAATTCATTGGGCATAATATTGCAAAATTTGACGACCGATTTATCTTCCAGCGCTCAGTCATCAACGGTGTGAAACCTTACTACACCGCCAGTCGCCAAAATACCTACGACACAATGACGGAATGGGCAGGTTACGGCGGTACTGTATCACTTGATAAGCTCTGCAAAGTGCTAGACATTGAGCAAAAAGGCGAGATTGACGGCTCAAAAGTATGGCAATACGTCCAAGACGGCAAAATTGCCGAAGTCGCAGAATACTGCGCGAAAGATGTTGAGCGTGTCCGCCAAATCTATAAACGAATGAATTTTATAGATGATTAATGAATCCTTATTAAGGTAAAGGGGAAATAATATGAGTATTTATACTAAACTTGCAGAAGCGCGCGTAAAGCTGCAAGCAGAGCCACTTCAAAAAAGTGGTAAAAATCATTTTGTTAAAATAAAAACAAAAGAGAAAGATGATAGAGGTTTTTACAAAGAAGAGCCTATGCCGTATTTCGAACTTGGTGACTTTTTGCCTGCCATAAACAAAATTTTCAATGAGCTAAAAATGTGCGGAGTTGTGTCATTCACGGATAAGCAGGCAACGCTAACTATTTTTGATGGCGAGAGCGATCAGAAAATAGAATTCACCTCTCCTATGCCTACCTTGATGCAAAATGAAAAAAGCACGTCAAACAGATTAATGCAGGACATAGGAGGGTTGCAGACGTATCAGAGACGTTATCTTTATGTTTCTGCATTAGAGATTGTTGAGAATGATGTCATTGATTCTGTTGATTTTAAAAACACCAATGAAAAACAACAGCAACAGCAACAGCAACAGCAACAGCAACAGCAACAGCAACAGCAACAGCAACAGCAACAGCAACAGCAACAGCAACAGCAACAGCAACAGCAACAGCAACAAGGTAAAGCACCAGAACAAACACTGCAAGGATTTATTGAAGCGGTAAGCAAGGCTCAATCTAAAGGCGAGGTTGAAAAATATTGGCAGGCGGTACGTCAGAAACTTGCAAACCACCCTCAACTACTCGCAACTGCAAATGACCATTATCAAGCCAGAAAAGGTGATTTTGAATTAATGGAGATGTAGCTGATAGCATTTTATATCAATCCCGCCAAGTGCGGGATTTTTACTATAAGGAACAAAATAATGACCGAACGTAAAAAATATGAACTAACCGATGAATTTATTGAGCATTGGTCGGGCAAGAAATTATACAGAATCAAAGCGTTAATTGATTTTGGCTTAGTTGTAGCTGGCTCACTTGGAGGCTTTGTCGAATCTGAAAATAATCTAGATCATAACGGCAACGCTTGGGTGTACGGCAACGCTTGGGTGTACGGCAACGCTTGGGTGTACGGCAACGCTCGGGTGTACGGCGACGCTGAGGTGTACGGCAACGCTCGGGTGTACGGCGACGCTGAGGTGTACGGCGACGCTGAGGTGTACGGCAACGCTCGGGTGTACGGCGACGCTGAGGTGTGCGAGCAAAGATCTGTCATCTGGTTTTCAGTTGTAGGCACAGAAAACGGCACACTTACGATTTACAAATCGAAAGACGGCTCATTGCTTGCAACTAGAGGCTGTTTTAGTGGCACGGTTGATGAGTTTTTAGCAAAATCAGCACAAGTACACGATGAAAAAACTAAACGAGAATATGAGTTACTTATTGAAGTGGCAAAATCTCGTATTTTAGGATAAGGAATAGATATGTTTTGGTTTAAAAATCTAATGACATACCGCTTAACTCAAGCGGTCGATCTTTCAAATTTAGAAGAGCAATTAAAGCAAACTGCTTTTACGCCGTGTGGCAAATCTGATATGAGTAAATTCGGGTGGTCTGCTCCACTCTCTGCGAGTGATTCGCTTTGCTTCCGCCAAGGCTCAAATACCCTTATTGTTTCTCACAAGGAAGAGAAAATTCTGCCGGCACACGTTGTAATAAAGAAAACCGAAGAAAGAATTAAAGCACTAGAAGAAAAAGAACAGCGCAAACTCAAGAAAACTGAAAAGCAAGCGATTAAAGATGACGTTACTCAAGAATTATTAATTCACGCATTTAGCAAAGATACGTTCACAGCCGTTTGGATTGATGAGGCGAATCAGCTTATTTATGTAGATTCCAGCTCAAGCAAGCGAGCGGAAGATACGCTCGCTTTATTGCGTAAAACATTGGGTTCTTTGCCGGTTGTTCCGCTTTCGTTCGCCTTATTGCCAAGTGAAGTAATGACGAAATGGGTAGCTGATAGCACTCCGCCGGAATGGCTAAACTTACTTGAAGAAGCTGAATTAAAATCGTTTGATACAGCTAGCCAATTAAGGTGCAAGCACCAAGATTTAGAAACACACGAAATCGAACAACACCTACAAGCGGGCAAATTTGTTACAAAACTTGCAGTCGAATGGGAGAACCATTTGAGCTGTACGATTGATGAATCGGGTGCAATTTTGAAAATCAAGTTTACCGAAGATATTCGCGATAAAAACGACGACATTCTGAAAGAAGATGTTGCTCAACGTTTCGATGCGGATTTTTTCTTAATGGCCGAAGAATTATCAACTTTTATGAAAAAGTTAATTGATGAGTTCGGTGGCATTAAAGAGCGAATTTAACCAATAGACCGCCGTAACAAGCGGTCTTTTTTATGGAAAATACAATGGAAGCAAGAGTAAATATCCCCGCCTCAACTTTTAAACACTACATCGTATCGTGGTTTAAATGCAGTTTGGCTACTGATTTTCGTCCAGCGAGCCTAGCCATCCAATCAAGCTGGGCAATTCTTGAACCGCACACTCGGCAACAAATTATCGAGTTGTGCCGGAGATACGAATCTAACACAAGAAAAGACGAAATGAGCCACTTTTTGAGGTGGTGTCACGAAAATAGAGATACCATGGAGGTCGATTATGATTAACCCTTTTAAGTTACGTAGACAACTCAAAAACTGGCAAATGCTTTACAGCAAACAAGCGGTCGAATTTATCGAAGAAAAACGCAAGCGAGCAAAAGCATTAGCCGAAAATTTTCAGCTACGAGCTGAGATTAAAGCATTAAAAGAGCAAGCATACAGAGCGGAGATGATTGCAAGGCAGCAGTCTGCTTTGTTAGATATGGCTGAGAAACAGATTAAGAAATTGAGAGGTTAATATGGTTAAACAGGCTATTTTGAACGGTGCTTATGGGGTAACCAGAGATGGTAGAAAAGTCAAATATTTAGGGTGTAATAACGGAGAGCTTGATCACTACCCTTGGAAATTTATTCAATTTGATAGCAAAGGACAGATGGAAAATAAATTACTTAACCTGAAATTTTCAAGGAGCAGCGGATTTTATTCAAATCCAGTAGCCGATAGTCAAGATGATGTTATCGGCTTATGGCAAGATAAACCAGAGCCATTTAACTTAGGAAGAGCATTAAAAGGGGAATGTGTTAATTACAACGGTGAACCTTGTTATATATATTACAGCAACCGAAAAACAGAAACGCATGAATATATTGTGGAAGCTGTAAGCGGTGCGTTTGTGTTGGGTCGAGTGCCTTTGTATGAGCTTGAGAAGTGCGCAATGTGGAAAGAACCTGAACCACAGTTGTCAAGTAATAGTTTACAACTGCCTAAACCATTAACAGAGCCTTTAAATAATGACGATAACTATTTTACATTAGCTTCTCGAAATGGCAAGTATGTAATAGATGATTGGCGATGGAAAGATAAAACATCAGATCATATATTTTTAAGAGAGGCACGCATTTATAAAACTAAAGATGACGTAATCAAAGTCATTGAAATAATTACAGGCAAACCATACGAAGACCGCTAGAAATAGCGGTTTTGTTGTTTTTGAGAGACATTAAATGATAAAAGCCAACAATTTTGTGAACATCTTGAACGCCACCACTAACATAGCAAATGCCTTAGGCTACGGCGGTAAGTTGTTTGTTAAGTCTTACGAATTCCCCGAGGGCGAATTAAAAATAGTATTAACAACCGAAGACGACAAAGAATTAACTTTTAAAGTCCAAGTAAAAAATAAGGAAGAAGAAAATGCAACAGCTGATTAAACAAGTCGAGCAATGGGCTGATGACCGAAACTTAATCGATGGTTCAAACCCGAAAAAGCAAATGCTCAAGCTGATGGAAGAATTCGGAGAACTATGCGGAGGTATTGCGAAGAATAAACCCGAAGTGATTAAAGACAGTATTGGTGATTGTCTTGTGGTTACTATTATATTAGCTTGCCAAATGAAAGCTAGTAGATGGTTTATTGACAAGGCTTTGGTTGATTCAGATTGCTCAACTGAGAACAATGAATTTATTTGTATGAGATTAGCCGGTGTTTTGGGTAATTTATCTAAATTAATTATATTCAGAAATGGTATTTACAATATAAACGAGGTTTATTCTAATTTTTATAAAATAGTATATTTTCTAAATAAGTTGGCCATTAATAAAGAAATCAATTTAGAAAGTTGTTTATCTTTGGCTTGGCAAGAAATCAAGGATAGAAAAGGTCGTATGATTGATGGTGTTTTTGTGAAGGAGGAGGACTTATAAATGATGAATGAACAGATAATAATTGATATTGATGTACTTTACCTAAAAGCAGCATCATTATTTGCAGGAAAAAATGACGTAAGACAAAATCTAAATGGTGTTTATTTTAATCTTGAAAATGGGTGCATTCAAGCAACAAACGGACACGTTGCATTTACCACTAAGCCAAATTTGTTTGCTTCATTTCCGAAGCGCAAAGGATTCATTATGCCAAATGAGCTGATTAAGCAAATATTATTAATTAAACCTTTTAGCAAAGAGGAAAAATTCAGAACTTTGCAAGTTGCTTATAACAAAGGAGCAATAACCGCCACACTAGGTGGTATCACAGTCCAAGGAAAAGAAATTGAAGGAAAATTCCCGAATTTGTGTGCGGTGTATCCATTAAAAGAATCCAATAACAAAACTAAAACATACAATGCGAATTATATTAATTTGGCGGCAAAAGCCACAAAATTACTCAAACCAATAATTGGAAAAGATGCTGGAATTGATTTTAATCTCAGCGATAATAGCTCAATTTTAAGTATAGATAATCTCGTTCACATAATTATTATGGGAATGAAAAATTATAATCCATTCAAATATTTTGAATTTAAGTCTAATGGAATTAAATAAATGGAAAAAGAAAATAACGGCTGGATTAGTGTTAAAGATAAAAAACCTGAGCTTGACTGCGTAACAAAATCTAGCGGTTATCAATTCAACGAAAAAGAACTCAGCCGAATGTATCGATGGGCGAAAATCTACGACAAGTCAAAATATCTCACTCGATATGAATGCCAACAAATCGGCAAGCGAATAGATGACTTTTTATTACAGCATCCGCTTTCAGAAAAGCTCGAAAATCATCTCGTTAAGAAACTAACCGATGCAGGTTTGATTCGTGGATGAAAATCTACACCGCTGAAATTGATTGCTTAAAGGCAATTAAGGGAATCGGCGAAAAACGAGAAAAGCAAATCATCGGCGCACTTGTTGAGTTGTTCAAATCTGATGATGTGATACTTGATTTAACTACGCAATACTCAAAACAGAACGTTAGAGTTCATCAAGCGAAACGTGATATTGAGCGACAATTCGCCGACTCGGAAGCAGTTTATCAAATGTATTTAGAAATGAAATCAAGCCGAAAATAATCCGGCTTTTTATTGGAGTAAATTATGAATATTTATCAAGATTTTCTCGCCCTTGAAGAATTACAGTTTCTTACTGGGCGGAAGCAGAAAAAGATGATTATTGAACAGCTCAACAAAATGGGTATTCCGTTTGTGAAAAATGGTAATGGCTTCCCTATTGTACGGCGAGATTATGCTTCTCGGACAAAAACCAAAAAACAAGAATCTGCTAATGAACATGATTGGATTCCAAATGTTATCAGAACAGCATAAGGAGTTAGTATGGCTCGACCCCGCAAACGAGAAAATAACGGTTTGCCACAAAATCTACTTTGCCGACGACGGAAACGAGCAAGCGGCCAAATTGTTGAATACTTTTACTATGTAATGGCGGACAGTAAAGAAAAATCCCTCGGTACAAACAAATATGAAGCCGTATTGGAAGCTGCTAAACTCAATTTTGAATTTCAGAAAAAGGGCGAAGTCGTTCTATTCATTGATGTGGCAAAACGTTATGAAGTGGAAATTGTACCAACGAAGAAAGCGAAGAATACACGCCAATCCAATTTACAGGCGATTGGCTGGCTCTGTAAATTCTTCGGCGATCCGCCAATCCCACTTGAAAGAATTGAACCACAGCATATCAAGCAATATCTGCAATGGCGAAAAGACACGCCTGCCGTTGCGAATATTGAGGTCGGATTATTTAACACAATTTGGAATAGCGCAAGGGAATGGGGCTACACTTCTCTACCCAGCCCATCACAAGGCGTGAAAAAATTCCCAACGAAATACCGAGAAATCTATGTCGAAGATATATACTCGAAAAAATCTACGAATTTGCCGATGAGCGAATGGCAGATATTATCGAAACAGCCTACTTACTTGGGCAACGTCCTATTGATATTTGCAATATCCACCGATCACATATTTATAACGGTATTTTACATATCACACAACAAAAGACAGGGAAGAAAGTCAGATTTGAAATTACCGGTAGGTTAAAGGAAATTATAGATAAACGCCTACAATCTGAAACCACTTGGCTATTTACAAACAAATGGGGAAAAAAATTAGACCGCCAAATACTCACGGTGCATTTTAGAGAGATCAGAGAAAAAGCGATGCGTGCTTATCCTGAATTAGCAAATGAAATTGGAAAAGTTCAAATGCGAGATATGCGAGCCAAAGCAGCAACAGATATTTCACTGACAGCTACCGACGAGCAAGCTCAAAAGCAACTTGGCCATACATCAAAACGAATGACTCAACACTACATTAGAAAAGATAAACCACTCAGACCAACCGATGAAATTACATAATAAAAAAGACCCTTTTGCACTATACAAAAGAGCCTTTAAATCACTTAAAATCCGTTCCGAAACTATTTTATAAAATATTGATTTTATTAGCATAAAAACTACTAAAACTCATAAAAGTTTCGGAACGTTTTTCAACGTTAAACCGTTGGTATTCCTAGATTAAA